AGGATAAAATAAATCCACTGGAGGGCGCAGAGGACACCGCTACGCCGGCCTCACGCCCGTGCATAAACATCCGCACCTCCACGGCACACCGTGGGAAATGATAGATCAGCACAAAAGAATCCGCAAAAAACTATCCACTATGGCACCATGCCGCGCCACAGAAACAATCCGTGCGGTAGGGCTACCGGAAGACGAGGAAACCTGTGTAATTGACGTGGACATTTTTGGCCGCACCTGCGTACAGACGGCGGCAAAACTACATATCAGCGTAGATGGATTTTACAAATTGCGCCGCCGCGCATACCAAAAACTGGCGGATGCATTCAATTCCTAAAAGTAGCCGCGCCCTTTTTGGGTGCGGCTATTTTTCGTTTTTGCACACAATTGGTGTACACTGTAACTACATTATTGCAGAATCAAGGCAGAATCCGGGCAGTTTATTTGCCCGGATTTCTTTTATTATAGAGGCAAGGAGGCGGGAATATGTACGAGCGCTTAATCAAATGCGGGTTTACCGCGCAAATGGCGCAGGATATTTGCATTCTGTACGCAGACGATCCCCAGGGGCTTTTAGCGTATGTGGAAATTGCTGAAAGCCTATATAGGGGTTGCAATCATGTATAAATATTTTAATCCAAATCCCTGCGGGAAAACGTGTCCGATTGCACTGTCCGTGCGATCTGTAAGGCCACGGGAAAGGATTGGGGCGAGGTTTATCTCCGGCTGTGCATGCGTGGCTACTTGGACGGCGATTTACCCAATGCAAACGCCTGTTGGGGCGCATATCTGCGGTCCTTAGGCTACCGGAGATACATCATACCGGACACTTGCCCGGACTGTTACACGGTCGGCAGGTTTGCCGATGAGCACCCACGCGGGACATATATTCTCGCCCTCTCTGGGCATGTAGTGTGCGTTCAGGACGGGATCATCTATGACAGCTGGAACAGCGAGAACGAAATCCCGCTTTATTTCTGGGACAAAGAAACGGAGGAATGAACATGGCATATCCCTATTTCAACCCCTATTATCCACAGCCGATGCCGGACAACCTCATGCAGATGCGGCAGATGCAGCAGCCACAGATGCAACCCATGCAGCAGCCTATGTCGCAGCCAGGGCAACAGAACCCCATCGCGCAAGGCGGCGTACAGTGGGTAAGCGGAGAGCAGGAGGCAAGAGGTTATCTCATCGCGCCCAACTCTGCCGTAGCGCTGTGGGATTCCACCGCCCCCACCGTTTACCTCAAGCAGGCAGACGCAAGCGGGAAACCGACGCTCAAGATTTATGACCTCGTAGAACGCACAGAAACGGCCCCTAACGTGCCGCAAAAGCCGGGCGTGGAATTTGTCACCCGCAAGGAGTTTGACGCGCTGGCGGCGCTTGTGGGCGAATTGAAGGGCAAGAAGAAGCGCAAGGAGGACGATGACGATGAATAATCCATTTTTCGGAGCGCTCGGCGGCGGCAACGGCTTTATGCAGATGTTGCAGCAGTTCCAACAGTTTAGGGCGAATTTTCAGGGTAACCCAAAAGCGGAGGTCGACAAGCTTTTGCAATCTGGGGCTATGAGCCAGCAAGAGTTAAACCAACTTCAATCTATGGCAAAACAGTTCGAGCATTTATTCCATTGATCTTATCGTGGCCACGATTTGATAAATAAAATTTATGAAAGGGGAGATAATATGTCTCTTTCCGACGGTGCTCCCATGATGACTATGCCGGTCGCGCCCGCGAACAGCTACGGCGGTGGCATGGGTATGTGGGGCGAAAACTGGATCTGGATTATCGTTCTTTTCCTCTTCGGCTGGGGCCGCAACGGCTGGGGCAACAACGCTGGCAATTCCGGCGGTGTCGTAGAC